GTCTTATTTTTTATACCCCCAAATATTTTTAACTTTTTTTTAAAATTATTTTGTGTTTTAATTAAATTAATTATCTTTGTTAAAATTATTACTATGGAAACATTTATCCCAGCAGAGGATGTATTAGCAAGAATTAAATACCATCCTGACATTACACCAAAAGAAAAAGAAAAGTTTAAAGAACAACTTAAAGGTCTATATATGACTGATAAAAGAAAGGAACAAACATTTAAACCTATAACTAAAAATCAAAAAAGAAATGAAAACAGCAATGCAAGAATTAATTGAAGAAATGGAATATTGTTATAAAGACCATAATATTTTTTTAAAATCTACTATTGAAAAGGCTAAAGAATTACTTGAAAAAGAAAAAGATCAGATAATAGATGCTTCTAATTCAGCATTTGAAGATAAAACAACTTGGGGAGAAAGATACTACAACCAAACTTATAATAATGGCATATAATAGTACAATAATAACAAAGAAAAAGCGCTGTGTTAATTGTGGCAACATTGATTATTGGTTTTCTAAAAAGATGTGTAAGCAATGCGCCACCGTACAATCTACGCAAAAAAGAATGGAAGAATTTGAAGATGATTCTGAAAGTTTTAAGAATTTAACTTCAGATTTAGACCATGTGTTTAGTCAGTATTTAAGAAACAGATATGCTGATAAAACAGGTATCGTAGAATGTTATACTTGTGGTAGTAAACACAAGGTTGCGGAAATACAATGCGGACATTTTATGAGTAGGGGTAATTTAGCAACTAGATGGATGGAAGAAAATTGCCGACCACAATGTATGGAATGTAATTACTTTAAAACAGGCAATATTGAAGAGTTTGAACACAAGCTACATGAAGAAAATGGAGCTTTAGTTGAATATTTAAGAGAAACAGCAAGACAACCAGTAAGACCTACAAGAGATGAGCTAAAAGGTTTGATCCTAGAATACAGGGCAAAGCTAAACTTGGTAAAAAAGAAATTTATTGAAAAATAATTTGTATTTTTACGGTGGTTATCATAGTTTGTACGGTTTATAGTTTCGCCCCCTATTTTAAAACGATAGGGGGTTTTTGTCGCTCATAAATGAGCCGATTGTCGCTCAAATACGGCTCAAAGTTGCCTTATTGGGTAACTTTTGTGATTGATAAGTTCGCTATTAGTAAACTTTTGCATGAATTTTCCGAAAAACCTATGCAAAGTTTACAAATTTTGTAACATAGTAAGGGGTAATTCGGTTAATTGTTGTAACATTATTAGGGCATATATGTTACTGATTTATATGGACTTGTAACAAAATTTGTAAATTGTTTAAATTGGGCTTGTTAAATGTCGGTAGTAATACTACCCTAATAGCAAAAGATGTAAACTCTGCAAGTTTTGATAATATAAAATCTTGTTGTACTTAAATTATAATAATCTGCTTTACTTTCCGTAAGTTATTACTTTACTTTTGCGTATATTTGCTAAAAAGTAAAGTTATGATATATTTTATTAAGCAAGGTGATTATGTAAAAATTGGTTTTACTAGCCGATTTAAAAAAAGATTTCAAGAGTTACAAGTTGCTAGTCCTGTTAAGCTAGAAGTATTAGCATTAATTAAAGGGGATAGGGTTGATGAAAAGAATTTTCACGATGCCTTTAATCATCTTTCATCTAATGGGGAATGGTTTTTCTATAATGATGAAATAGAAAGATTTGTTGAAGCATTAGATAAGGATTTAATGTGGAAGTATGGATTAACCGAAGAAAAATTGAGTCCAATAGGATTAATAAAACAAACTAGGCTTGAAAAGAATTGGAGTATGGAAGAACTTGGTCAAAAACTTGGCATCACAAAACAAGGTGTTATGGATATGGAAAGGAGAGATGCTCAAGGTAGAATAACAACAGGAACGCTTTACAAGGCTTTGGCAATTATGGGTTATGTATATCAAGCAAGGGCAAAATAACTTTACTCAATGGAATGAGTAATTTTACTCAATGCACTTCATAATGTGCAATTAATGACTCATATTGCTATCATTAGTGTCAAAAATGGCATTTTGTGGTGGATATTACCAACAAAAAAAGCCCCTCGCCGTAGAAACGGAAGGGGGAATTTGTTAACCTTTACTCTATGCGTATGAAATGTAAATATACAAAAATTTAATTAAATTTATTTTTTTAATTAAATTAATTAAATTAATTTTGTTTAAAATATAAAACATGGCAAGAAGCATTTCCCCAGACTCGGTTTCTAGCAAAGTAGCCGATCTAAAATTAGGAGAACATTTGAGGTTAAGTAACCCATATACATCTGTAATGGTAATGGTTTCTAATTTAAAAAAGAAAAAAGAAAACGGAGATAAACTATTTAAAGTTAAATCAATAGATGAAAAAACTATCGTAACCAGAATAAAATAAAAACTATGCACATACAAACTATCGTTTACCAAAGAACATTTAACCTAGGTAATTACTCATCTGAAAAAATAGGTGTTGAATTTGCCATTAACCAAGGCGAGTCGGCTAATAAAGCTTTAGACATCGCAAGAGAATTAGTAGAGCAATATCATGCTGAAAATGTAAAAAGACTAAAAGACCTTTCTGAATTTTTAGGCGTTAATGATGAAGGCATTTATGAAGAAGTTATTCCTACCCAGTCTAAAAAATCTTTAGCTGAAAAGACAAAAGAATTTATTGACGCTTGCAACACGATAGAAGAATTAAGAGCTTGGGAGTTGATGGCTAAAAGCAATTCAGAGATTTTAGAACACTACAATAAGAAACTTAAAACTATAAAATAATGCTACTTACTGATGATGAGCAATGTATTATAAATTTAATATTTAATTGTAACCATAGAATAACACAACAAGAGATTGCCGCTTCGCAAAGATGGTTGGGTAGCCACCCTGTTCACGAAATAGATAGAAGAGAATCAACATTAAGAAAGATAAGACAAGTAATTCGTGATTTAAGAATTAAGAAAGGTTACATGATTTTATCTGATGCCAAAGGTTATTGGATAATGAAAGACAAGCAAGAGGCTATTGAGTATTGTGAAAGAATTGAGCGTATGGCAAAGTCACAAGCGCGCGCGTGGTTTGAAACATACAATGCAATGAGAAAGAATTTTAATTTAAGCTCGGATTATTTTGAACAACAAGGAAAACTATTTTAACTATGATAAATTTTAACGAAACCCTTATACGAGCAAGCTCTGTAGGGTACTTGATGACGGAACCTGTATCTAAAGCTGATAAAGAAGCAGGATTACTTTCTAAAACAGCACAGAAACATTTATTGGATGTTTATATTACTGAAAAGTATGGTCGTAAACGAGATATCCAAACCAAGCAAATGAAAAAAGGCGTAGAGGTAGAAGGGGATTCTATTGAAATGCTATCTAAATATCTTGGTAATAAATTAGAAAAAAATGATGAGAGATTTAAGAACGATTTTATCACAGGATTACCCGATATAATTAACGGGAACGAAATCATTGATGTAAAATCTAGCTACGATCTTTGGACATTTTTAGGTAATATACCAGATAAGTTAGATAGTCAATATTATTGGCAATTAATGTCGTATATGTGGCTTACGGGTACTGTTAAAGGAACTATTGCATATTGCTTGTCTAACACTCCGGATAGCATCATTGAACAAGAGAAGTATTATCTATTAAAAAGGATGGATGTTATTTCTGAAGATAGCCCTGAATTTGTAAGGGAAGCAATGAAGATAGAATTTAACATGAAGTTTGATGACATAAACATCGCAGAAAAAGTATTGTTATACAATGTAGATAGAAACGAAGATGATATTTTAAAAATACAATACAAGGTAGAAAAAGCAAGAGAGTATTTAATCCAAATAGAAGAAACCCATAAAAATTTCAACAATGGCAAAAGCAAGTAAAAAGAAAGCAAACATACCAGAAGGTAAAGAACCATTAATTGGCTGTGATTTCTGTATGCAATTTGATTATGACGAACCTCATGTAATTGGAGCAAGTCCAGATGAACATGGAGGAATTGAATTAGTAATTAAATCTTACTTGGATGCAGGGGTAACTTTTGTATGCCCCACTACAGGTAAAAAATTAAGAATTTACGCTCGCCCATTATCGGATGCGGGGAAAGCAATTTTAGAAGAAACGGAAAACAAATAACCTATGACACCTTTACAAGAATTAATGCAGTGGTTTAACGAAAGACCACAATACGATAAAACATCTGAAGGATATGAGATTATGCAAAAAGCACAAGAATTATTACAAGATGAAAGAGGTAATATGGTTAGGTTATTAAGATGGGTACTAAAACATTATTCAACAGGTACAGATATAGAAGGTTTTTTTATGTGGGAAAACCCAATAGGAGAAGAATTTGATTCTATTCAAGTAGTTGACCATTATTTAAACCAAAACAAATAAACTATGAATATAGAAAAAATATACGAAAAATATGATGGTCTTTGCGCTTATTGTGGGCGAAGGATTACTATAGACAATATGCAAGTTGATCAAATGGCACCTGAATCAATGGAATTTGATAATCTTATGCCATGTTGTAATACATGTAAAGATTACAAAGGGAATGATGATATAGAGGAATTTAGAGAAAAATTAAAAACTATACATTGGGATTATATGAAATTATCAATTGCTATGAACTATGGAATAATTAGAATTTTTCCTTTTCATGGTAAATTCCTTTTTGAAAGATATTAAACAAATAACCTATGAATTTATTAGTTATATTTTTAATTCAAATGCATCCTTTTATAATTCAAGGACAATTTGTTGATGCTAGAACTAAAAATTTTAAATGTTATTTTTTAAATTTTGATAAAAATAAAAATATTTTAGTTTCTAAAAAAGAATTATTACATCATCAAATAGGTGATACCATATATATTGAAAATGGCAAAATAATACATAAAAAATAAAAATATTATTTGAATTTTTGAGGAAATAATCTTTGCAATTTACCCATATCTTCATTTGATATTTTTAAAGCTTGGGTTGTGTCTAACTTACCTGTGTTTAAGTAATTTGCAAAACCTTCCCTGTTTTGACCATAAGTATATCCTCCTTCTGGAGTAAGAATAAACCTACTAGCTATTGCTGATAATCTTGATTGTTCTTGTTTGGCTTGATTTTGTGCTGAAACATCATCTAGTGCTTTCATCATTGATAGTGTTCTAACACCAAGCAAATTGTCTGCTAATTTACCAGCCTTTGGGGTACCATAGGTTGATATAATTTCATCTACTTTAGACTTCCCTCCGGGAATTTTACTTAATAAATTTAATGATGCTTCTTGGAAATCTTTATTTGATGTCGTTGGCAAATTATACCTCGTAGCAAATTTTAATAGGCTATCCTTTGGCAAATTCAATGCATTATTAAGACCGGTAGGTGTTTTTTCTGCGCCACCTTTATAAACACTCAATTTAGTTGGTTTTTGCCTTGTCGTATCACTAATCATTACATCAATTGCCATAATTGTTTTTTTATTGTTTAGGTATAATTGTTCCAACTGAATAAGTAGCACCAACCGGAGCTTGTGTTACAGATGTTTCACCCGGAACTGCTCTAATTGCTCTACGCATTGGAAATGCTAATTCATTAAGTGGACCGAAACATTCTGCTATAGTTACACCATTAACTCTTTGTGGCAATATTTTACAAGGCATACACCACATATTGCTCATACTTGTTTCTGGAGTATTTCCAATTGTAAATGTGCGATTAGCTGTAGGTAAAGTTTCCCAAGATGGAGCTTGCGGAACTGAATCATAATACCAAAAATAAGACCAAACAGTTTTATCTGTACTATCTGGAGTAACTGACGGGTTTGGAACCAATATGTTATTTGCAACAGAAAAGCCATCCATTACAGGACAAGCTGCTACGCCTTCCAAGAATTTTTTTCCTTCTACGGTAATTGTATCTCCTGTCGCCTTTGCACTAGATGCGCCACAAAATGCAAATTTACCTTGAACAATAACTAATGCTTTTTCGTGAGCATTTTCTGGTTTAAATTTATTAACTAAAATTATAACAGAAACCAAAACTACAAGTGCCGATAAGGATAATAATATTTTTTTCATTTAAGATTTTTTATGTGTGTTAGCAAATTTACGAGCAGCCTCTACGCTACCAAATCCCCAAGCTTTCAAAGCTAATGCCTTTCTTGTTGGTTCACCATTAGGTTTTTTCATTGATCCCATCATACCTGCAAATCTAGCTGCAAAAGAAACTCTACGAGGATTAACACCTGATTTAACAGGAGCTTTCAAGTTTCCACCAGTTTCTGCATTATATGATGCACGACCTTTAGCATTAAGCCCACCTTCAGGATTTTTTCCTTCTTTTCTTTGCCAAGCTCCAGACATAAATTACATTTTTTCTTGTGATTTAATTTTCTTTTCTTGTTTCAACATTGCGGCAGTTGGTTTTTTACCACTACCCTTGTTGGCACGAATATTATCCCACAAACCACGAGGTGAATATGATCCATCTGCTCGTTTCATCATTTTTAGTTTACTTTTCATACGCTAAAATACGAATTATTTTTGATTTTCCGATTTCCAAATAACTAAATCTATCCCTTTTAAGCCCTTTGGCGGCGTTTTATGGTTTTCGACTGGTATTTGTTCCAATTCGGAACTAACCACTAAAATTGGGCTGTTTCTGTCATAAGGAGGCATATTTTTAAATGGTGCGCCTCTTTTCGTTTCGGTTTTGCCATAATTATCCATTAAATAATTTAAAACAGATTGTGCCGATGTTAAATTCTGTTCTTTTTGAATTAATTCCAACTTTTCCAAGTCAAATCTAACTCCAATTGGTTTGCTTTTTGCCATATAAATATTTTGTAGCTACAAAGTTAGGGTATTTTTTGAAATGTAGCTACACTTTATCCCCCTTTTCTTTAATATGTAGCTACACCAATACACCCCAACACGCTACATAAAGGAAGGCACGACCACCCCGACCACCAAGCCAACCAAACCAACCACCAAACCGCCTAACCTTTGCCCGTTACCCTTCAGCCCATTGGATTTGCAAGGATAACCGAACACCAACCGCCCAAAGCAAAAACACACCCACCCGAGTAAGGCAAGACGGAAACCCCAAACGAAAAATTTTTTATAATAGCGGGGGGTACCCTCAAGTGTCTATTGATGTATAGTTTTTCGGAATTTCTTTTAATAGATAGGGGGTGGCAAAAATTTTTTATAATTTTTTTTCGTATATTTGGTAAAATTTATATTATGGCACAAGAGCCAGTAAAATATACAGATAGCGCGGCAATATATAGCAAAAGAATGTTATCCAATATGGATATGGCAGACAGGAGCAAGGGTGAAATGAAAGAAGTTTTTACTAAAAAATGGAAACAAGACGCAATCGATTTAGACAGATATACAAAAATCAAGGCAATGAAAAAGCCTTTAAAAAATAAATAATATGGCAATTCCACAAATGAAAAAGAAGAAGGTTGAGATGGTAGAAACCGAAATGTTCAGAATGGTACCAAAGGCGGCTAAACAAAAGTTTGAGAAAGAAGCTGCCGAATCATTGGATAGAGCAGTAGCATCTCCATATAAGATGGCAATGGCTGAAAGAGCTGAAAAAATGAAAGCAAAAGCTGCTAGAGAGATCGTATTCAAAAGAGGAAGAGAAGCCGTAGCAACGCCCCTAAAGCGAAAAATGGGGGCAATGAGAATGATGTAGCCCATACATAGTGTATAGTGTTGAGTAAATAATACCTCCCTTAAAAAAGGAGGTTTTTTTGTATAGTTTACTAATAGAGAACTTTTGTAAAGCGTAACGTTACACTATTTGGAAAATGTTATAACATGATGTATATTGCATCAAAATGATTCACTATGAAGCGTACAACTATTTATTTAACCCCAGAAGTTCACGAGAAACTTTTAAAATTGGCTGAAAGAAAAAAATGGTCGGTAACAAAGACAGTAGAATTTATTCTGTTAAAGGCTGTAAAAGATAGAACTAATGCAAAAGAAAGTAATACTTAATATAACACCCCAAACCCACGTTCGCGCAACTCAAGGTGATTCCATATTCTTTAGAATCCCAAGAGAGAAATTACGCCCCGCAGGTTTAAGCAGATTACTCCGCCTAGAGAAATACAACAAGTACAAGGTTGATCTTCTAGCCGAAGCTAAAGCCAAGCAATTCATACTTCCCCCAATTGGCGCATCCATAACTTTTTTTATTCCGGTCCCACCCTCTTGGTCAAAGAAGAAAAAGAAATTGCATCATGGCAGATTCCACCAATCCAAACCAGACATAGATAACCTGACCAAAGCTACCCTTGACTCCTTGATGGCGGAGGACAAACAGATCGCTCATCTCGAAGTCCAAAAAAGATGGGTTGACTTTGAAATAGGATGGATAGAAATTTCCCACAAAGACTACGAAGAGGTTCTTACTC